CCGGGGACACATTTCTTGCTGCACTAACTTATCAATATCTCATGACCGGCAATATAGAATCTGCTATAAAATTTGCCAATATTGCAGGCAGTATCACCGTGCAACATCGTGGAAACTACGCACCCGCCATAGGGGAAATTCGTGGACATTGATATTGATTTTGCTGATAGGAATTCGGTGCTGGAAATTATCCAGCATATTCCTGCCAGTCTTGACGGTAATAAACGACACAATACCGGTGTATATTGCCATGCCATTCCTGTTAATCCTCTAACCGGAATAGCCAGCATTGATTATAAAACTGCAGAAACCAGAGGATATTTTAAAATAGATTTTCTCAATGTCGGCGTTTATAAAGATGTTCGAGACAACGATCATTTGGCAACATTGATGAATACCGAGCCGCTTTGGGATTTACTGGAGCAGGATGAATTTGTCGATCTGCTGTTTCATGTCAACGGACATGGATCAATATTGCGTCAAATGAAACCAAGGACGGTTGAACAACTGGCTGCGGTATTGGCCATGATCCGTCCTGCCAAACGATATCTAATTGGCCAGGACTGGGATACTGTATTAAAAGAAGTATGGATCAAACCTGTCAATGATGAATACTACTTTAAAAAGAGTCATTCAATTTCTTATGCAATGGTCATTGTGGTACAGATGAATTTAATCTGCGAGGGTATTAGCCACGAGTACTCTTAGGTACTCTGACCAGCTGAATACTTTTTCTTTTCACACGCTTTTCTGCTATTTCACTGAGATTTACGGTGGGACCAAAAACAACTTCAACATCTTTGCTGTTGAATGTTTTAATACTGTAGCGAAACACGGTCATTTCACTTTTTAGAAAAATGTTTATGGGTATTCGCCTGTTGCTTTCCCACCACCATACTTCGCCAAGTTCTAAAAATTGATTTTTTTCTGCCACATCCTGAATTACTGATATATCATATATGCTAGCCACATATGAATCAAAATTAATAATGATTCCTACATATTCTGTTTCATTGGATTGAATACAGGATATGAAAGGGTAATTGATTTGAAACTGACTGTGTAGACTCATTGATTAAAGAATAAATATCATTATGCAAAATTTGCCAATCTATTTATATGACAATAAACTGGACGTAATATTAGATTTGGATGCTAATACACCCGGAGTCTATCAAATAATGTATCAACGAGATCTCAACATTCAAAAAGGTGTTAAAAATCAAATACGCATTCAGTTTAAAAACAGCGATCAAAAGCGTATATCAATTTCCAACACACAAACATACGTGTTCAGCATGTTTGATGCCATTACTCAGCGTCTGCTGATAGAAAAGCAATTGCAAGTATTGGATACCGCAACTACCGGCACTAGAGGATTGGCATTGTTGACATTGACCGAAAGTGATACCATGGATCTCAATAGATCCAGCTATACCTACAGTGTAAAGACCTTGGGCAGCGATGGAAGCTATAAGCCGGCTTATACCAACACCTATTACGGAGTTGCTGGAACACTGAACATACTCAACGATATCTATCCTGTTCTGCAGCCTAGTCAAGAGATAGTGTCTTTCAAAGCCAGCTTCAATGCCAGCAGCAACCTCTATGAACACAAAAGCGGAAATGTTTATGCTTTCCCGGAATACAATTCCAATCAGGCACTGCACACCATGGCCATGTACATGAGAAATTACCGCGGAACTGTTTATATCCAAGGCACGCTGGACAATACACCGGCCAGTTTTGGTAGATATGCTACCGTAGCCACTAGAACCTACACAGGATTCAGCGGCATAGACTATGTGAACTTTAATGGTGTTTATAGTTATGTTCGAGTCATGTATATACCTGCTGTTGCTCCTGCTGAATCCGTCAACAACAATCCCACATTCTTCGGAAGTTTTGACAAAGTCCTGTATAGATGTTAAAATAGCATGTGGACTTCTCATCAACAATATTATCTCTAATACCAGGACGGCGACGCCCTACTCCCAGCGGCTGGATCGGGTTTAACGCTGTTTGCTGCCACCATAGAGGGCAAGCACCGGATACACGCGGTCGTGGAGGCATATTGATGACTGCCGAAGGTGGGTTTACTGTTCACTGCTTTAACTGCGGATTCAAAGCCGGGTGGAATCCGGGCCGACTGCTGACCGCCAACACCAAAAGATTATGCCAGTGGCTGGGCATGGATGCTGACACCATTGGCAAACTGACCTTGGAGTTGATGCGGCAACAGAATCACACAGCACCAACAAAAACACTGTTGAACTTTGCCTTGGAAGATCGAGAACTGCCACCCGATACTCGCACACTACGAGAATGGGCACAGGACAATCCTACAGAGCCTGTGGTGAAAATGTTTGAATATCTGGTCATGAGAGGCATGGATATAGATTGGTATGATTGGATGTGGTCGCCTGCGGATGGTTATCGAGATAGACTGATCATACCGTTCTTTCACGATGGTCGCACAGTGGGATTCACTGCTCGTAAAATCACCGATGGCAAACCAAAATATCTAACCACCAGCCAGCCCGGGTATGTGTTTAATTTGGACGCACAAACTGCCGACTATAACCGCAAATATGTTATAATAATGGAAGGCCAGTTTGATGCCATTGCCGTCGACGGTGTGGCCATAATGAGCAATGAGCCCAGTGAAAATCAAGCAGCGAGAATCTCTGCGTTAAATAGAGACACCATTGTTGTGCCCGATAGAGATGCCGCAGGTGCTGCCATGATTCAATCCGCACTGGATCATGGGTGGTCAGTCAGTATGCCACCTTGGGAGGCTCATATTAAAGATGTTGCTGATGCTGTGTGTCAATACGGCAGACTCTACACAATGGCCACCATATTACACTATAGAGAAACTAACCCTATTAAAATTCAACTACTACATAAGAAACTGTCTAATGCTAACTAAAACACTCAAGCCCAACTATAATTTTGATGTCCAGAAGGAATTTTTGGAGTTGTTTTTAGATGATGCCGAAACGTTCATGCGTTGTCAAAACATCTTTGACCCGGCAAATTTTGACCAAAAATTACAAAATACCGCTGAATTTATTACCTTGTATGTAGACAAATATCGTGTCATGCCCACAGTGTCTATAGTGAATGCCACCTGTGGAACTGCTTTTAAATCAGCCAACGCAGCCAAGGAAAACTATGAATGGCTGATGGATCATTTTGAACAGTTTAGTCGTCATAGAGCACTGGAGAGGGCCATTTTGTCCAGCGCCGATTTACTGGAAAAAGGTGATTATGGTCCTGTGGAAAAACTCATCAAAGATGCTATCCAGATCAGTTTGAACAAGGACATGGGCACTGATTATTTTGAAGATCCCAGAGAACGACTAACCAAGCTAAAAGACGGCAATGGACAAGTCAGCACAGGATGGCCCACCATGGACAAAAAACTCTATGGTGGATTCAATCGTGGAGAACTGAATATTTTCTGTGCTGGATCAGGTGGCGGTAAAAGTTTATTCCTGGCCAACCTTGGAGTCAACTGGGCACTGGCTGGACTCAATGTACTGTACCTAACATTTGAGCTCAGTGAAGGATTAGTTAGTATGCGACTGGATTCCATGACCACAGGCATTGCCACTCGAGAGATTTTCAAGAATATCGATGATGTTGAACTCAAGGTCAAAATGGTAGGAAAACGTGCCGGAAACCTACAAGTCAAGTATATGCCCAGTGGAAAAAATTGCAACGATATTCGCGCCTATTTGAAAGAATATCAGGTGAAAAAAGGTGTAAAACCCGACGTATTGTTGATAGATTATCTAGATTTGATGATGCCTTTAAGTGTGAAGGTCTCGCCCAGTGATTTGTTTGTTAAAGACAAATATGTGTCAGAAGAGATCAGAAACTTGGCCATGGAGACACAATGTGTCACAGTGACAGCCAGTCAGTTGAATAGATCGGCAGTAGAGGAGATTGAGTTTGATCACAGTCATATTTCGGGTGGACTCAGTAAGATCATGACAGCAGACAATGTGATCGGTATCTTTACTAGCCGTGCTATGAAAGAGCGTGGACGCTATCAAATTCA